GGTCTTGCAAAGCGCAGTAATTAACAAGGCAGACCATGACATCACCAACAGCGTCCACAATAGCTTCCTTGTCTTTCTTAATGGTTGCATCTGCTAGTTCTCCCATCTCTGACATTGCTTTTAGAAGTTGAACTTCTGGGGTGCTGTTAGGAATAATTTTTCTTGCTTCTGCCCATTGAATAATCTTTATTTCTACATTTGCGTAACTCATGTTTATCCTTTCTGATTTGCGAAGTCATACCACATGACATAAAAGTCTTTTAGGAAATCAAGACCAGTACCTAGCTTTTTACAATTACCAAATGTCGGTACTTGGAAAACATCTCCGACAGTTGTGTGTTCTGTATCTGTGTTGCCAATAATGATAATCACAGTAAATTTAGGTACTTGTGCAAAAGCCCTAAGTAGTAGCTCTTGGCCTTTGGCTATTTTCTCGTTTGGTTTCTTCCACTCACCGATTAAGAAATAACCTCGTCTTTCGCAAATCATGTCTATGTTGCTAGGCAAGAAATGCGTATTTTCAGGAATCAACCCTGCGAAATCTCGGAAGTCTGTATGACTTGCCAGAGAGTTTCGCATTTGATTGGGTGGGCTACTCATGTTCGTCCGCTATTTCTAGCCACTTTCGCCCATAACTCAGAAAGGTGCGTCCTCAAAATCATCTCTTGGTGAACGCTTTGCAGTTGCTTTAGCTTCCTTTTGGTCTTTAGCTTTGATAGATAAAGACATAAACTTAGAGCCGTCCTTACCTTCTTTAATCCATGCACTAATCCAAAAATCTACACCCTCTACATTGAGTGACCCTTTGTAGTGAGGAAACTTATCATCATCTCTGCGGTCGTTCTTCCACAACGCACCACGATTTTCATTGTTGTATTCCATTTAAACTTCCTTTGCTTTCTTGATGGCGCTTCTTACATTGCTTGGCATCAGAGTCCAAAGAGCAACCTTCTGGTCAGCTTCTAAGTTCTCTTTCTCCAACCTAACCCAAGCAGCCTTTGGGTCTTTCTCACAAATAGCAATTAACTCAACTGCTAATTCATCGAGATACCTAAGTTCTTCAATAGGTAACTCCTCTCGTATTCCTTGCGCTGGTGCAATGACTGGTGCTTTTTTTTCTTCCTTGAGTGGTGCAGAAGAATCCAAAGCATCATGCTCAACGATTTCCATTGCTGTAACCCAAAGGTAGCGTCTTGTGTAGGTTTCTACAGCCCCTAGGTTCTGGATAGGATGACAACCCTTCAGATTAGCGTCTGCCATTGGGCTAGTAATGATGATGTTAGTACCATCATCTACGTCTGTGATTGTAAGGCTTGCTATCTCAGCATCGTATGACACTACGCCACACAGACCTACATCAGCAAAGATTTGGTTAATCGTGGGGATAAAGTCACCAAGTTCAAAGTAGCTGTAACCAGCAAACTTATTGTGACCAGACTTCTTCAGAGGTGCGTTTTGCAGGGCAATTCGTGCTTGCATTAACTTCTTATGTACCATTTCATTCTTCCTTTAAATAATCTTCAATCATTGCTTCTTTATCTTCTTCATAAAGGTCTGCAAACTCTACAAAGTGATTCTCTTGGCAGCATGAGCCGTATGTCTTAGGCTCACAGCAGTAACAGCAGTAAAGACCATGTGACAAGTCCTTGATTGCGTCTTCTCTGGTAATCATTGGATGCGTCCTATCTGCTTGGCTACTAACCACTTGTCACCAAGTTTAAGAACTGACCTGACCCATTTACGTTGGTTGTACTGGTTGACTTTAGTAGGGACTTGCTCGTTGTTGTAAAGCTGACGAGCCTTGCGTCTTAAGTGTTCTGTTTGCATTAGCCTCTCCATGCCAACATTACGCCAATACCGCCAAAGATGATGACTGCCAATGTCCACTCAACTAGCGTTTGAATAATCTTACTTTTCATTTGGTTCTCCTTTATGGCCCTTGCGAATTGCTTGGGTTGGATGAAGTATATCAAAGTAAACAGACAGGTCAATAACTATTTCATAAGTATTTTCCCTAGTGTCGTTTTTAGTAAACATTTTGTTGATTTTGCTATACTCCAAAGATGGACAAACAAACCGCTATCACACTTGCTGGCTCGCAGAGTGAGCTATCTCGTATCCTTGGCATATCAAGAGCAGCAGTCAACCATTGGAAGACAATTCCCTTGTTACGCCTTTATCAACTCAAAGAACTCAGACCAGATTGGTTCAAATGACTCAAGCACAAGTAATCAAAGCCCTCCAGAACGGCCCATTGACTTCACACGAAGTTGCTAACCTGACTGGTATGCCACAAGCCACAGTCCTGTCAACAGCCAAGAAACTGCGTAGCCTAGGCAAGCTGACAACAGAGCAGGTCAAAGTAGGCAGACATTGGGTTGCTCAATACACCTTGGCTGACAATGAAATAGAAAAGCAAGACAGCAATGTAAAAATCATCTGTGGCATCAAGACTTACGGCATCTTTACAAAAGCTGAGTATGCTGTGATGAAACAACAGGCTACTCGATTGCTTGGCAAACAAGGTAAAAAAGAAATCACTAACAATCAATTTATTTGATACAATAATTTGAAACACGGCTAGGTCTGAAGTCATGAGCAGACCGAAAAGAGTTACCCCTTCTCCTGCCGAAGTTTCTTTCAAGGGGCTTTAAAAAGCGGCAAAAATTATGGCTAATCCGTGGTTTCGACTCTATTCAGAGTTCGCACATGACCCAAAAATTCAAATGCTTCCAGAGGCTATGCAAAGACGCTATGTCATGCTTATGTGCCTCAGATGTAGTGAAACACTTGAAACGTTACATGAAACAGAGATAGCGTTTCAATTGCGAATATCAGAAGCTGAACTCATTGAAACAAAACAACTGTTTGTCAGTAAGAATTTTATTGATGAGCAATGGAATTTATTGAATTGGGATAAACGTCAATTTGTCTCAGACTCAAGCACCATGCGGGTTCGCAAGTATCGAGATAAAAAGAAACAACCAAGTAACGTTGATGAAACGTTACAGAAACGTCAAAGTAACGCTATAGATACAGATACAGATACAGATACAGATACAGAACAGAAGCATAAGAAGACAACTATCGTTGCAACACCTGAAGGTGTTTCTGATTCTGTTTGGCAAGAGTTTATTGCTCACAGGAAATCCAAGAAGGCTCGTGTTACTCAATTGGTTGTTGATGGCATACAAGAGCAAGCAAGGATTGCGGGTTGGTCATTGGAAGATGCATTGAAAGAAACCATTGTTCGCAACTGGCAGTCTTTTAAAGCTGATTGGGTAAAAGACGAAAGTTTGAGCAAGACTGGTCAGATGAATCAGCGTGTAATCTCAGGCTTAACTCGTGGACTTATTGGAGGCAACAGCAATGTCAAGCTACTCGGAAACTGATTTCTGCACACAAGACCAAGGACTTGATTACATCTTTGGAAGAATGATGGCTATTTTTGGTGCGCCATTTAATCGTCACTTTGATGGACTAGACCCAGACTTTGTTCGACAAGAATGGAAAAATCAACTGGGTCGATTTCTGACATACAGACCAAGCATGGATTTTGCCATTGCCAAACTGGATGGAGAGTTCATTCCTAGTGCAATTAAGTTTAGAAACCTTTGCAATGCTGGGCCAGAGATTCCTGTCAAACCAATGGTTCAGATTGAGCGTAAAAAAACGCTGCATGAACAAATTGAAGCTGACAGAGTAAAAGCTGAAGGATTGGCAAGACTTGCTGAACTTAGAAAGGCTTTTGCAAAATGAGTCACGCAGATGCACACAAACTTTTAGATAAGGTCAAGGATGGCGTTAACTACCCTCTTTACCTGATAAACAAAGCATTGGAATTGACTGGTGACTTACAGCAGACGTAATGTCGAAAGCCCAAGCGATAGGGTAATTCTTGAGCAAGCAGAAGCCCGAGAGTTATTCCACAACTGGGAACAAACAAAGAATCGTGACCTTATTCGTGCAAGGCTTGAAAGAGCAGAACGAATTTATGGGACTGGTGCTAGAGACAGAATAAGGGCTTATATGGCTCAGATGCGAGAAGGAAAACTGGAATGACATTTATGGTCACATTTATGGTTGAAGGCAACCCTGTTGGTAAGCAAAGAGCAAGGTATGCCAAGCGTGGAAACTTTGTCCAAACTTACACGCCTGAAAAAACCAGAACATACGAATCTTTGATTAAAGACTCAGCAAAGCAAGCAATGGGGTCTTCCGAGCCTTTAGAGACCCCTGTAAGCCTTTATTTATACATCCGAGTGCAAATCCCTGCATCCGCTACAAAAAAGCGTTTGGAGGCTATTGCTAAAGGTGATGAAAAACCAATCAAGAAACCTGATGCTTCCAATATTTTGAAAAGCATAGAAGACGGAATGAATGGTGTTGTTTACAAGGATGATTCTCAGATTGTGAATATCCATGTGACCAAGGTTTATTCAAGTCAATCTGGTGTGGATATTTGCGTCAAGGAGTGCCTTGAATGAAAGCACCTTACAAAGCCATTGAGTACATCATTGAAAATTCATGCAAATATGCGGAAGCTAAAGCACAAAGAATCTACCTTGAGGAGTTCCGCAAAACAAAGAAGGCTTTGCTGATGAAAGATGCAATGGCAAGAGGGATAGATTCTGCTGTTGCTCAAGAGCGTGAAGCCTATGCGCACTACGAATACGCTGACCTGCTTAAAGGGTTAATGGTTGCTATTGAGAAAGAAGAAACATTAAAGTGGATGCTTGTTGCTGCCCAGATGAAAGCTGACATTTGGAGAAGTGAGCAAGCAAGTGAGCGTCTTGGCGTAAAAACCACAGAGTAGGTATAAACACCTAGACAATTGTGTTGAGAAAACTATACAATGCACTCAGCCCAAGCAATTCGCAAGGGTACTTTTAAGGAATAAGCAATGAAATACGAATTTGACACAACTGTTGGTGAAGGCTCTGAGATTGTTACTGTTGTCATGGAATACGACACAGACGAAGAAGGAATCTATGGCGAGAACATTGAAGAAATATGGTTTGAAGGCCGTAATGTGATTGGTCTGTTCTCTGCTGTCCAGTTTAAAGAGTTAGAGATTGAAGGTTGTATGCGTTTATCTAAGCATATCTTGGATGAAGCTGACCATGCTCGTTCTGTTGACTATGATATGCGAGGCATCTAATGACACAAGATGAAATTAAACAAGTGATTCATTACGATGTGCAAACTGGTGTTTTTCGCTGGAGGTTTAGTGGTAAAAGCCATGCAGGAAAAAAGAAGCCTTGGTCAATTGCTGGAACTCATCATAACAAAGGCTATATTGAAATTGCAATCAATAGAAAACGATATCTTGCACATAGATTGGCATGGATGTATGTGTATGGAGAATGGCCCAATCAATTTATAGACCATAAAAATGGAAATCCATTAGATAACAGAATTGAAAACTTACGAGATGTTTCACATAAAACAAATTGCGAAAACAAGAGAACTATTGGAACAAAAAATACTTCAGGCTATTTAGGTGCTGGTTGGCGTGAAGATAGAAAAAAATGGCGTGGTGTTATTACTGTAAATCGAAAACAAAAGTTTCTTGGGTTTTTTGATACAGCAGAATTAGCTCATCAGGCTTACTTAAATGCTAAAAGAGAGTTTCATGAAGGAAACACATTATGAACATCACTATCTATAGTAAATCTGGCTGCCCTAATTGCGTGACAGCAAAGAATCTACTCAAGACTTTGAATCTTGAATACAAAGAGATAGACATTGAGACTGGTGACAGGTTTGCTAACTTTGTTGCGAACTATCCAGAAGCTCGTCAGATGCCACAGTGTTTCATTGGTGACCAAAGAGTAGGTGGTTTGGCAGGGTTAAAAGATGCTTTAAAGAAGTTAGGAATGACATGATTGAAGCTATTGGATATATGCTGATTGGTGTGTTTTTTGCATTGCTTATTCCTTTTCTCAAAGCATTTGCTGAAGTTAAATTGAAAGATAAAGAATGACCAAAGAAGAAGCATTGAGTTTGGAACAAACGTTACGCCTTGCATTGGAATACGTGGAATTAGTGCCAGATGACAGATACAACGCAGAACACATTGACCAAGACGCACTAATCACCGCCATTAAAGCCGCACTAGAAGCGAAGGATGAGCCTGTGGTATGGAATGAAGGCGTGCCTGCAATGTTGCCGAAACAAAAAGAAGGTGAAACATTTATCGTGTCTTATGAACCAAAACTAGAAGCGAAGGATGAGCCTGCACCAGTTGCCAAAAACGAGGGAGGTCGCATCACATGGATGATTGATGATTGGCCTCAGAACTGTTTGCTTTATACGCATCCGCCAAAATCGTTTACATACGAACAAGTCAAAGCGCATATTCGAGCCGCATCAATGTCTGCAAACGATATTTCTGTAGGTTCTGATACAACTGAAGATGGAGTTTCTATTGTTATTCGTAGGCGTGACGAACTTCTTTATGCTGAGTTTTTTGCATATACCCCACCACAGCGCAAGCCGCTGACGGATGAGGAGATAGGCGCAATCCTTGAAGATGTTAACGCCTATGGCACACGGCTATATACATTTGCCCGAGCCATCGAAGCCGCACACGGCATTAAGGGGGAAGCATGAGCAAGGGAAGTTCGCCAAGACCATTTAAAGTAAGCAACGAAGAATACGCAAGCAGATGGGATGCCATCTTTGGAAAAGACAATGAGAAAAAAGACGAAACGCAAATTCTGGAATCTGATAAATCCCATACAGCACGCCATCGTGGGTGCATCGATAACCCACAGGGAGAAGTTGGACAAACTTCGAATGATGGAGTATTCCGCACTTGAGGCGATTATCAAGGGCAGAGGAACTATCCATGACTGGCGCAGTCTGGTTGATGTGCTTAATCTAGCAGAGACTATGGGACGAGCAGGGGTAGGGCCTGAAGTTCTTCCAATCTGCGAGAAGGCGCAAGCAAGCCTACACAAAGCAGCAGAACGCTATGGCACAACAATGCGTATTGTGCTTGATGGAGAGGGAATCCAAGCCTGTCGTGATTTGATTGAATTCGCAGACTTGCAGCAATCAAGTATTCCTCGAAGTGAGTTTGAGAGATACATTCAGAAAACAAAAGACTACATAAAGTCACGAGGTGATAAGGTGGTAGAAATTGAATAACAGTTTTACAAAGAGGGAAAGATTGCACCTAGCAAGGATTAAAGAAATGCCTTGTGGGGTATGTGGTCAGGCAGGGCCAAGCGATGCTCATCACATTAAGCAGCATCACCAGTACCTGTGTATTCCGCTTTGTAGAGACTGCCATCAAGGGCCACATAACGGAATTCACGGACAATCTAGGATTTGGTCTGTTATGAAACATGACGAAATGTCGGTATTAAACGAAACACTTGCAAAACTAATTGGATAAGGCACAATGTCTTAACCAAGTTGCCATTTGGTTTCTTAGAGGGATTGAGTTCCCTCTTTTTTTGTGAGAAAATGGCACAAACTCCATGAGGACAACCATGTCTGGACTACTTGAGCCATCAGTAAAAATCGAGATTGAGATACAAAACCAAGAGAAGAAGGGCGAAGCCTGTCCAGTTGCGACAGGTGATGTAGCTGTCAATCTTGAGAATCGTGAGAAGGCGATTGAGAAGGCTAACTACGGCCCTATGAATCCCAACGAATCCAACATGGATTACTGGCGTGAAATCTCTCGTGCTTGGCGCATTGCCCCTGCACAAGCAAAGAAGTCTCGTTGCGGTAACTGCGCTGCTTTTATCCAAACACCCAAGATGCTGTCTTGCATTGAGAGTGGCTTAGAGATGGGCGATACAGAGATGGACGCATGGGAAGTCATTGATGCTGGTGACTTAGGTTATTGCGAGATGTTTGACTTTAAGTGTGCTTCTAAGCGTACCTGCGAAGCATGGATTAGTGGTGGGCCAATTACTCAGGAGAAAGACAATGGGAACAACGAATCAACAGGCTCTGGAGATGATGCAGAAGCTGATGAAGAAGCCTAAACCTATGCCTGTGCGTGGTGAGCGTACTGCAAAGAACAAAGCAAAGAAGCCTAAAAAGTGATTAAACGAGGCACAGAGCAGTTTTCTGGCTATAACAAGCCTAAGAAGACTCCTAATCATCCAACCAAGTCTCATGCTGTTTTGGCAAAGAGTGGTGAAGATGTGAAACTTATCCGCTTTGGTCAACAAGGCGTAAAAGGCTCACCTGATGGCTCTAAGCGTAACGAAGCGTTTAAGGCTCGTCACGCAGACAATATTGCCAAGGGTAAGATGAGTGCTGCTTATTGGGCAAACAAAGTTAAGTGGTGAAAAAACAACACTTAGTAGATTAACTTAACCTTGACCAACCCTAGAGGAGTCAAACATGGCTGGAAGACCGATAAATAAATTACATCAAGAAGATGTGCGCAAGAAAATACAGGTAAGTCAATTACTAAATGTCTTGCAAAATCATGCACTTGGTGTAGATGAAGACTTAAGTCCTACTCGGATGAAAGCAATTGAAATACTATTGCGTAAGTCTATGCCTGATATGGCATCTGTAACAGTAAGCGGAGACTCTGAACAACCACTTCAGCACATAGTTACATGGGCGAAGTAATCGAAATCCCTTACAGGCCAAGGGAACACCAACTAAAGGTTCACGAGCTACTGGAAGGCAAACGCTTTGCAGTCGTAGTGGCGCATCGAAGGTTTGGTAAAACTGTAGCTGCTCTCAATCACCTAATCCGTGATGCGGTGCTAAACCAAAGAGAGACACCAAGATATGCCTATATTGCGCCTACCTATGGTCAGGCCAAGAGGGTGGCATGGGATTACTTGGTTAAATACACTACACCGCTAGGCGGTACTAACAACATCTCAGAATTACGAGTTGACTTCTGGGGTAGGCGAATCCAACTATATGGCTCTGACAATCCTGATTCTTTGCGAGGACAGTTTTTTGACGGAGTGATTATTGACGAGGTTGGTGACCAAAACCCAAAGATTTGGACAGACATTGTTCGCCCTGCGCTGACAGACCGCAAAGGGTGGTGCTTATTCATTGGTACACCAAAAGGTCATAACCACTTCAAAGAACTGCGAGACAGGGCAGAAACTGAGGATGGGTGGGGTTTGCTAGAGTTTAAAGCCTCCGAGACAGGGGTAGTTGACGATACAGAACTCAAGGCTGCTCGTAATGAGATGGGTGAGGATAAGTACCGCCAAGAGTTTGAATGTAGCTTTGACGCTGCTGTAGAAGGCTCTTACTATGGTCAGATTCTCAATGAACTGGAAGACAAGCACCATATGCAAGAGATTCCCAGAGAGGAACTAAGCCGTACTTTTACTGCTTGGGATTTGGGAATGGGTGACTCAACTTCTATCTGGGTTGCTCAGTTAGTAGGTACTGAGGTGCGTCTGATTGACTATTACGAGAATCATGGTGTTGGACTAGACCACTATGTGAAGTGGATTAGGGATAATGACTATGCCAAAGCAGAGCATATCCTGCCCCATGACGTTAGGGTCAGAGAGTTAGGCTCTGGCAAAAGCCGACTAGAAATGCTTGAGGAAGCAGGACTAGAGATAAAGATTGCTCCCAGAATGGGATTAGATGATGGTATTCAGGCTGTAAGGCGTTTGCTGCCAAGGTGCTGGTTTAATGTGCCAAAAGTCCAGACAGGGCTGAACTGCCTGAGAAACTACCGCAGAGATTACGATGAGAAGCGTAAGATTTTCTATGAGCGTCCATTGCATGACTGGTCATCGCATGGCTCGGACTCATTCCGCTACTTAGCCCTTGGACTTGATGAAGGTCACAGTACATGGTCTAAACCGATTAACCAAGCACCGAAATGGATTGTCTGATGTATTTAGAGCGTCAAGGGGTCAATTTAGCCCCAAAAGTAAAAGAACTTGAAAACCGCATTGAAGTATTGGAAAATGTGGTAAAAGCTTTACAATTGGAAAAACCCCGAATGGGTCGCCCTCCAAAGGACAAAAATGCAACAGAACGAACTGAAGTCAATCCTCCAAGCTGAGATTGATGATGCTATTGGCTACATTGAGACAGAAACTGTTGACCAGCGCAAACAGGCTCTGGAAGCGTATCTCCGACAGCCATATGGCAATGAAGTTGAAGGTAAGTCTCAAATCGTTACTGGAGAAGTAGCAGAAGCGATTGATGGTGCGTTACCTAGCTTAGTTCGTATTTTCACAGGCTCAGATAATATTGTTATCTTTGAGCCACAAGGGCCTTCCGACGAAGCGTCCGCAAAACAGGCCACCGATTATTGTAATTGGGTGTTTTTGCGTGACAACGAAGGCGTAGCCATTCTGCATGACTGGTTCAAAGATGCTTTGATGCAAAAGAACGGCATCCTAAAAGCATATTGGGAAAACAAAGAAGACATTACAAAAGAGCGTTACTTTGACTTGTCTGATGACGAGTTAGCAATGCTAATGAGTGATGAAACAATGGAAATTGTCGAGCAAGATACGACAGAGTTTCCAATCTATGACCCAATGGGTCAGCCAGTCCTTGACCCAACTGGTATGCCAGTCATGGGTTCTACGCACAATGTCGTAGTCCAAAAGCGTAAGAAATCAGGCAAAGTTACGATTGAGAATGTTCCTCCAGAGGAGTTCTTGATTAGCAAGAAGGCTCGTACTATTGCCGACAGCCCATTCGTAGCCCATCGTCAGATGTTGACTCGTAGTGACTTGATTGCTATGGGTTTCAACAAAAAGCAAGTTGAATCATTGCAGATGGATGATGCTTTGGCATATACGCCAGAGCGAGTTGCTCGTTACTCTGCTGGTGAGCAACCTTACCAAGTGCAGACTGATGACCCATCAATGCAAGAGATTGAGGTCTTTGAGTGCTATGTAAAGACTGATATGAATGGCAAAGGCATTGCTACTCTGACTCAGGTTTTCTACGCTTCAAACGAGATTCTCCAAGATGAGGATGGCAAGGAAATGGTTGAAGAAGTGGACTATGTTCCATTCCATTCAATCTGTCCAATTCCAATTCCACACAAGTTCTTTGGCAACTCACTTGCTGACCGAACAACTGACTTGCAACTGATTAAGACAACTATTACTCGTCAAATGTTGGATAACTTATATCTGACAAACAATGCACGAGTGGTTGCTGTTGAAGGTCAGGTAAACCTTGACGATTTGCTTACATCTACCGCAGGTGGTGTTATTCGTGCTAAGTCACCTAATGCTGTTCAACAACTGGTTGTGCAGAATGTGGCAGCACAGGCTTTCCCAATGCTTCAGTACTTGGATACAGTCCAGTCTAAGCGTACTGGCGTGTCTGATGCTTCACAAGGTCTTGACCCTGCTATCTTGCAGAATGTCACAGCAGCAGCCGTTGCCTCGATGCAACAAGCTGGCGCAGGTAAGATTGAACTGATGGCTCGAATCTTTGCAGAGACTGGTGTTAAGTCTTTGTTCCAAGGAATCTTGCATCTCTTGTGCAAGTACCAAGATAAGCCTCGTCTGGTGCGTATGCGTGGTGAATTCGTAGAGTTTGACCCTCGTACATGGGCTAACCAATACGATGTGGCTATCAATGTTGGTTTGGGTGCAGGTAACCGACAAGAGCAGATGGCTATGTTGTCAATGGTTCTGGCTAAGCAAGAGCAGTTGATTGCTCAGTACGGCCCTGCCAATCCCTATGTTTCCCCTGCTCAATATCGTTCTACCTTGGGACGCATGGTTGAGATTGCTGGCTTTAAGGATTCTGCTGAGTTCTACAAGCCAATCACACCAGAGCAAGACCAGATGCTCTCGAATCCTCCTCCACAACCACAGCAAATGCCTCCAGAAGTGCAAGCAATCATGGCTCGGACACAGGCTGAGATTCAAGCTAACCAAGCTAAAGCACAAGCTGACATTCAGTTGAAGCAACAGCAACAGCAGATTGACATGGAGATGGCACAACAGAAAGCTGCTCTTGAGATGCAATTGATGCGTGAGAAAGAAGCTGCTAAGTTGATGCTTGAGCGTGAGAAACAACAGGCTTACTTTGCTATGAAGCAACAAGAGTTTGAAGCAGAAGCCCAATTGAAAGCAATGAAAATTGGTGCTGGCATTACATCCAATGTAGAGATTAAAGGTTAATCATGGCTATTTCTGATGCTTTGGCTTGGCGTTTAAACAATGGTGGTACTGCCGATGACCTTTATAACGACATTCGTACATTCTTAGGCTCAAGTCCAGATGCTGCTACTACTCAAGCAGCAATGGCTCAATATGGCATCTCTGGTGAGGATGTAGCCAACGCAACAGGTGGTAAGTCTGGTGGTTTGCTAAGTGGCAACATCATGGCAGGTGCTAGTTGGAACAGTACCAACACAGCATTGCAAAACGCTTTGACAGAGGCTACTGGTCAGCAAACATCTAACTATGCTGTTGGTGGTTCTACTACTGCTGATACGCTAAACCAACTTAATACATTCTTAGCAGGTGGTGGTCAGTTTGACCCTAATGCTACTGTTTACTTGCAAGCAGGTGGTGTTGACTTCATTACAGGTGTAGATAAAGCAGTTGTTAAAGACAACCTAAACCAGATTGTTAAGACTTTGGGTGACCAAGGTGTTAATGTTGTTTTGACAGGTTCGCCATATGCAACATCTGTTCAAGATGTTATTGATAACAAGTTCAATCCTGAAGTTGACCCCATTTACAAAGATGTAGCAAAAGCTAATTCAAACGTAGCATTGGTTAATACTCAAGGCGAAATTCTGCAAAATAAAGATTTGTTAGTGGATGCTTTACATACCAATGCTGAAGGTACAGCAATCTATAACCAATCTGTTATTGATGCTTTGTCGCAGTTTAAGAATGAAGTGCCATCTAGTACTCCAGCAGCAATTGCACAAGTACAAAAGACAAGTGTAATTCCTACTGCTCGTGGTACTGTTATCGAAGGCGACAACATTGAAGAACAGATTGCAGGTGTTCCTCAAGTAGTTTACGAAACACGAGTTGACCCAAACAACACAGCTAATTGGGAAACATACAATCCCAAAACTGGTGAAGTAATTGACTCTGGTACTTTTGCAGGTGGTGGTGACCAAGGCTTATTGAGAGCAGCAGCCCCTGTTATTGGATTGGCTGCATCTACTGTTGGTCTGCCATTTATCCAAAATCTGCTAACAACGACATTCCCAAGTCTTACTGGTTCTACATTGGCTGGTGCTACAGGCGCAACCATTGGTGCAGGTACGCAAGCAGTAACTGGTGGTAGTGCAGAGGATATTGCTCGTGCTGCTTTGCTTGGTGGTGCTGGTGGTTATTTAGGGCGTGAACTGAATAACTACATTTCTTCTATGGATGTTCCTGTTGACTTTAACAACATGACTCCAGAGCAGATTGCAGATGCCACAGAAACAAACTTCATCAATGATGCAAAACGAGCAGGTTTAACAAATGCTCAGATTGATGACTTCATCACTAATGCTGGTGGCTCATCAATATTTACTCCTACTGCTGTATCAACTCCAGTTACAGATAGTGGTACTGTTTCTATTACTGCGCCAACTACTCCATCATTGAGCAACGTATTAAGCACTATTGCAGCTACTACTCCAACAGTAACTGTTGCTGCGCCTAAATCGCAGATGACTGACCAAGCAGTAATTGATTTGGTTAACAACCAGATTGCTGCTAATGTAGGAACACAAACTACTTTACCAAAAGTAGCAGAGCAGACAATTACATCTAACAGACCTGCTACTACGCAAGATATAGTAAATGCCATTACTGCAACGCTTCCTACAGTTACACCTACTCAGGCTGCAACAATTGCTGAACAAGTTGTAACCAGCAACAAACCATTAACTACACAAGAGGTAGTAAACGCTATTACAGCTACATTGCCTACAACTACTGCTGTAACGACTTCTACAGTTCCTACGCAAACTATCACAGCGCAAAAGCCTATAACAACTCAAGATATTATTAACGCTATTGTGGCTACAACACCTGTAACAACTCCAACAGTAACAACACCAACAACTGTCCCAACACAGACCATTACTGCTCAAAAACCATCAAGCATTACAGATGCTGTTACTGCTGCAACGATTCCATTGATTCAACCAAGTGTGCCATTGGAAGTAACACCAGTAACTGCTGAAAAAACAACTACTATTGACCCAATTAGGGCTGCTCAACTTGGTTTAACTGCTGCTGGTCTGCTTGGTGCAGGTAGTGCAATGTCTGGTGGTGGTGCTACTCAGTACCCAATTGTTCCTGTTCCAGAAAGTTGGAAAACTCCTCCTAAGCCGACTGTTGCGCCAGCCACACAATTGCCTCCAATTAACTTTGGCAATCGTAATCTGCTGATTGGCACTCAATGGGAGAAGTTCCTAGACCCCAACTATGGCAAAGTGCCAGCACCTGTGCAATACTCACAGCCATCAAACCTGAGTTACAACGATTTGATGGGAATCTTGGGTAGCAAGCAAGGTATGCCTCCTGCAAGTAGTTTGAGTATCAACGACATTATTTCTGGAATACAAAACCAATATGGACAAACAGCTTCTCGCACAATGGGCTAAAAACTTACTAAATGATGACTTTTTCAAAGATGTCATAGATAATTTGAAAAAAGAGCAGATTAGTGTAATAATTAACACAAGTGCAGAAGAATCTGATAGGCGTGAAGACGCTTACAGGCACATAAAGACATTAGAACTAATTACAGGACACCTAGAAGGCTTAGCCTCGGAAACTGTGATTAGAGAGAAGAAGTGGAAGATTCTGTAGCCTATGGGCTACACCTCCGTCTAGAAGGTGTCTAGCGATTTTTGAGATGACAAATGGAAAACACCAACCCACAAGGGAGTGAAAGCCTAGATGTAAACCAAGCCGCTTCAGCGTTAATGGGGCTAATGGGTGATTCAGAGGAAGCCGAACAAGGCCAAACCGAAGAACAGTCAGAGGAACTACAAGCGTCTGATGAAGCTGATGCCGAGTATTCTGAGGAAGAAGAAGTCGAGCAACCAAAGCCTAGATATAAAGTCAAAGCTGCTGGTGAGGAGATTGAAGTTGACGAAGAAGAACTCATTAAAGGTTATCAGCAAGGTGTAGATTACACGAAAAAGTCTCAGGCTTTAGCTGAACAACGCAAAGCTGTAGAAGCAGAGCGTATTCACTTAGAGCAGGTGAAACAAGAACGACAGGCATATGCCCAGAAGTTGCAAGCGTTGGATAGCTTCCTTACGCAGCAAAATAAGGGTGTGGACTTAGATGTTCTAAAGGAAACAGACCCTATCGGTTATGCCGTAGCGGTAGCTGAACAGAATCAGCGTGAGAAGCAGTTAGCAGTAGTAAGGCAAGAACAGCAACGCATTGCACAACAGCAACAAGCCGAGCAACAAGCCTCTTTGCAAAACCATCTCCGTCAAGAATCTGAAAAGCTAGTTGGTCTGATTCCTGAGTTGGCTACGCCACAGGGTGATGCGATTCGGAAACAAATCCGTGATTATGCGAAGTCTGTTGGGTGGACTGACCAAGAACTCAGTTCCGTTTATGACTCTCGGGCTGTGGTGAGTTTGTATAAAGCAATGAAGTATGAGCAACTTCAAAAGAGTAAGCCTGAATTAACCAAGAAACTTCAAGCTGCTCCCAAGATGATGCGTTCTGGGACTTCTGCGCCTCCTACAAAGTCATCACAAGATAAACAGGTTATGCAGAGGTTGCGTGAAACTGGCAAAGTCCAAGACGCTGCTAAAGCATTTGAACGATTCTTTTAAATTTGGAGTATTAACATGGCTACATATCAAACATATACCGCTATCGGTATGCGCGAAGACCTTTCTGATGTAATCTATAACATCAGCCCCACAGACACACCTTTTATGTCTTCTATTGGCAAGACAAAGGCTACTGCTGTTCTGCACGAGTGGCAGACTGACAGCTTGGCTGCTGCTACTTTGTCAAACTTTGCAGTTGAGGGTGCAACAGCATCTGACGCTACTATGTCTCCAACAACTCGTGTTGGCAACCGCACTCAAATCGCTCAGAAAACTGTTAAGATTTCTGGCACTTTGCAGTCAGTTGACAAAGCTGGTCGTAAGTCTGAAAAGGCTTATCAGTTGGCTAAAGCCTCTGCTGAAATCAAGCGTGACATGGAAACATCTTTGTTGAGCAACCAGATTGCTGCCAATGGTGACTCCTCTACTGCTCGTAAATTGGGCGGTCTGCAAGCATGGCTGAACAGCAACTACTCTGGTGGTACTGATGGTGTCGCTGGTTCTTTGGGTACAACTGCTCGTGTAAACGGCACAAACCGCACTTTCACAGAAGCCTTGTTGCAATCTGTTGTTAAGAGCGTTTACGCTTCTGGTGGCAACCCCAAAGTGTTGATGGTCAACCCTGCACACAAGCAAGTTGTTTCAGCTTTTGCTGGTATCGCTGCTCAGCGTTTCATGGCCCCATCTAACAGCCCAACCACAATCGTGGCTGCTGCTGATGTGTACATGAGCGATTTCGGTACAATTTCTGTTGTTCCTAACCGCTTCATGACTTCTACCAACTCATGCGATGAGACAGCATTTGTGCTTGACCCCGACATGGCTGCTGTTGCTTACCTGCGTCCTTTCCAGACCAACGAGTTGGCTGTGACTGGTGACAACGAAAGCACACAGTTGTTGGCTGAGTACACCTTGGAAGTTAAAAACCAAGCTGCTCACGGCATCATTGCTGACTTGACACCTTAATCTAAGGTAACCCCAAAAAATGCCTCAGACTTAACCCTCTGGGGCATTTTCTTTTCTACCCAAACTGATAGAATTAGTGTATGGAAAAGATTAGAGAAACTGCTGTTCATGCCGATGGTGAAGGTGGCATCATCATTCAAACTCGTCAAGACGTTTCTGCTATTGTTGAGCAGAACAAAAAGGAATATAACTCCTTTGATGAACGAGCAAGATGGTCTGACAACTTGTTTGGCAACAAGGTTGCATCTATCCCATTGACAGTTATTGATGACCTTAACAAACAAGGCATCATGCGTGGTTATGCTGTTGTTGATGATAAGCGTTTTGCCGCTTTCCTGAATGACCCAATGAATCGTGCTTGGCGCACTAGAACAGGAGTTGTATGAGTTTTACTACCTATGCTGAACTACAGACAACTATCGCAGGATACTTGGCTCGTTCAGACCTAACAACTCAAATCCCAGACTTTATTCGTTTGGCAGAGATTCGCTTGCGTAGAGACTTGCGTATTCGCCAGATGTTGAGTTCAACAACGCTGACCTGTACATCAGGAACAGCGACAGTCAGTATCCCATCTGACTTCTTGGAAGTAAAAGATTTTGTCGTCAATGTCAATCCTGTGATGCCATTGAACTACCAATCGCCATCTTTGTTCTCTCGTAACTCACGAACAACAGATGTGGGTAAGCCATTGGATTACACAGTCCTAGCTTCCACATTTAAGTTAGCACCAGTACCTGATACTGGCTACACATTGACATTGATTTACTCTGCTGCGCCTCCTTACTTGAGTGACTCAAACACAAGCAATACATTCATGACTGTGTGTCCTGATTTGCTCTTGTATGCGTCATTGGTAGAGGCAGAGCCTTACTTGATGAATGATGCTCGAATCAATACATGGGGAACTATGTTTGACAGGGCTATGAATTCGTTGACTCGTTCTGATGAGAAGGGTCAATTCTCTGGCGTTCCATTGGCAATGCAAACAACATACATCTGATATGCCTACACAAAGAATACAACTAGGTGAGTGGATGCCTGACCAGTCAGGTATTACTGGTGTTTTAACAGACGCTAAGAATGTCGTTTCTCAAGCTGTTGGGTACGGCCCTTTCCCTAGTGCTGTAGCCTTTTCTGGTTCTGCTGCTGAAGAATTATTTACCTTATACGCTGCTAAGAATCCAGACTCCACAACTCAGTTGTTTACATCTGGCAACACTAAGATTTATACAGTTGATGGTGTTGGTGCATTGACTCAAGTTAAGTCAGGAATGACTACTGGTATTAACGATAAAGTTCGTTTTACTCAGTTTGGCAAGGTTGTCATCACAACCAACAATGCTGACAAATTGCAAGCATGGACGCTAGGAACATCCACTTCATTTGCAGACTTGGACGCTTCTGCACCTATCGCTAAATACATTACTGTTGTTCGTGACTTTGTGGTTGTGGCTAATACTTATGAGAGTGCTGCACAGCAACAGTATCGTGTTCGCTGGTCTGCAATCAATGATGAAACAGATTGGACAGAGGATGTAAACACTCAGGCTGACTATCAAGATATTCCTGATGGTGGTCAGATTGTTGGTATTCGTGGTGGTGAGTTTGGCTTGGTTTTCTTGGAGAGAGCCATTAGCCGAATGACCTATGTTGGTACGCCATTCATTTTCCAGTTTGACAATATCTCTCGTAACAAGGGCTGTATGGTTGCTGGCTCAATTGCTCAGTACCAAGGCATCACATTCTTCTTATCTGATGATGGTTTCTATTTATGCGATGGTCAAACGATTCAACCAATTGGAAGTGAGAAGGTTGACCGATTCTTTATTAACGATGCTTCAGAATCTGATTATGGTTCTATGTCTGCTGCTGTTGACCCTGTTCGCAAGTTGGTTATATGGAACTATGTTGCTATCGATGGAAATCGTAAACTGATTATTTACAACTTTGCAACGAAGAAGTGGACATATGCAGATGCAGGTACAGATTACTTGTCTGAAGCCTCTACAGCGTCTGTAACTCTTGAGCAGTTGGACAGCATCAATGGTTCTATTGACGCATTGACAACAAGCCTTGACTCTCGTTTGTATGTTGGTGGTAAATACTTCCTTGGTGGTACGTTAGGAAACAAGGTTTACACATACACAGGCGCAAACCTTACAGGTCAGATTTCTACTGGAGACATTGACTTAGGTGGTGTTTCTTTGGTGACATTGGCTCGTCCACAAGTTGACAATGGTTCAGCCACTATTGCGGTAGCTTCTCGTGCATTGTTAAACCAAAGTGTGAACTATGGAACAGCCGTAGCAGCAGACTCTGAGAACAGGGTTTCTTTGCGTAGTTCTGGTAGATACCACAGACTCCAGTTAGTTCCTACTGGTGCAGACTGGAAAAACGCTGTGGCTATTGATGTAGATGTTGTTGGTCAAGGGGTTCGCTGATGTTTAGAAGCCTACCTGCTTTCGGTGGTGACCAACGAGCCGTGGCAGAGGTGGTTCGTGGCATCATGGATGGCAAGACCAATAACACAGGAACGATTACTCTAGCGACTGGAAATGCTACAACCACTACGATTATTGACAGGCGTATTGGTGCAGATTCAAAGATTTTATTAGTTCCATATAGTGCTGCTGCGTTTGCAGATGCTGCGCCTTATGGGATGTTTTCAAACAACACAGACCAAGTAGCACCTAGTGTTGGCTCATCTGCTATTGTTGAATTTGACACAACAGAAGAATCAAATGGAGTTTACCTATCTAACACAACAAGAATGAATGTTAGAAATGGTGGAACTTACAATGTTCAGTTTTCCTTACAACTGCAAAACTCAACAAATGATGGTCAATATGCTGACGTTTGGTTTCGAGTAAATGGAACTGATGTTGTTCGTTCAGCTAGTAGATTTGGATTGCCAGCAAGAAAAAGCACAGGTGACCCTAGCCATTTAATTGGTTCTGTCAATATATTCCTTGATTTAAACGCTGGTGATTACATCCAGATTGTTGGTTCTGTTTCTGATGTTGGCGTTACCTTAGAGCATTTTGCTGCTGATACAGGCATCCCAAGACCATCTATTCCTGCTGTTATTGCAACTGTTCAATATATTGCACCTTTGGCTGACACAAATGTTTATGTAAGCAGTCAAGGTAAGGGTGAGGCGACATTAACCCACTTTGCTAATTCAACGGCTGATAAGACATATGGCTATGTAATTATTGGTTGATTTTCACAATTTATGTATAATGGATTCCGTGGATGACCCGCTATGGAATCCGAAACTCTAGGAGTAAAACATGGCGACTACTACCACATCTCAGATTGACCCAACAATACA